AGGTTCCCAAGGGTGTTCAAGTAGTTTATATACTGTAACTACTGCATCCCAAGAAGAATTTTCTTCTCGTATTGCATGGGCTACTCTTAATCTTTGTGAGCCTGCTATACACCAATAATTATTCATGCAAAGAAAAGGGTTTTTAAACCCTTCTCTTTCTACACTTGCAAGAAGTGGTGTATTGACAGGAACTCTATTTGTAAGCTCTAACTGATTGATTTCTTTACTTAATAATTCACTAGCTGTCATGTGCTCAACAGTAAATTTAGGAAACCATATAGTACGGGCTTCTCTTGGGTCAATTCTATCGTATGCCATTATCTAATCCAGCATTTGTAATGAATTTTTCTGTCTGTTTCTGGGTCTTGTTCTTGACACCATCTACATTCATCAATATTTCCCTGCTCTTTTTCTTTTTTAAGTTCATTGAATTTCATCTTCTACTCCCATAGCTTGTGCACATATTTGTTCATAGATGGGTCTAAAATCATCTATTGTTAGAGGTGTAATCATATTTTCATTACATACTTTGAAATATGTTTTCCAAGCTGTTTCTAATTGTTTTTCTGTATACCATATCATAAGTCGTCTACTTCCTCTCCAGTTTTCATTGACTTTTCTACTGCTTCTCTTTCTTTAGGACTTAATTGCGATTGCGGACCAATCTTCAAACTTTCCCAATCAACTTCTGATGAAAAACTTGACATTACATTACTTCTCATTTTAACACAGTTAAATGTCATACATCTATCTTCTTGTTCCCATGTTTCTAATGAGTAAGCTGCATCGGCTGCATCTAATATTCCTTTTGCAAATCTTGCTTCTCCACTCGCATCAGTTTGGTATGGGGCAAAGACTAATGTTTCATAGTCTTGAGCAAATATTTTTAGTCGTTTACTAACTTCTATTTGCTCTGTCCAATCATACTGCCCTGAGCGACTTGGCACATTGTGGCGGCGAACTTGGTTGAGATAATCAACTATGATTATTCCAACATCGAGAGTCTTCACTTTTTTATCAAGTTCAGACTGCATTCTCGATAAACTAAGTGCTGGGTCATAAACCACATCTATCTGCCTTTCTTCATCTAGTTTGAGTTTTGAGAGAGAACTATGAAATTTTTCAAAGTCTCTATCTCGTTCAAATTCATAGAGGGCTTGGTCGCTTTCTTGAAAACGACCTGCCCACCAACCTCCAACTAGATTCCATTCTTCACTAGAAAGATTCTTACTGCGTAATCTCTTGAGAGGTACACCAGTTGAGATAGAACATATTCTTTGAAGAATTTGTCTACTATCCATCTCTATAGTAAAATAAATGGCAGAGCGACCTGAGTCATAAACTGTACTTGCTAAATTACAACAAGTAACAGACTTCCCAGCACCCCGTCTGCCTCCCACAAGCACCAAGTCTTTGGGAGAGAATTGTATTTGTGAATCATATTCACTATTTAATCCTAAAGGTAAATACCTAGAGAGTTCAACATCATCTTCAAAAAGATTGATAGCCTGCATACTTTCTTCAGGCGGCTTGACATCTACTTTATCACTTACCTTTAGAACTATTTCTTGTAGTCCTTCTATATTTTCTTCTGCTGTTGCAATAGCTACTGTACTATCAACAAATTCATCTAATTCATTTAGTATTTCACTTTGTGTAAATTCATTCTTGAGATAATCTAATAACAGGTCAGCAGAAACATCTACTTCAACAGTTTCCATTGCGACTACTTTTTCTTGTAGACTTCTATCTCTTAATCCTGCTTTAAATTCTTCCAGACTAGGAAGTTCTTGATATGTGTCAATATGTTTGCTTAGGGCACGATAAATCCCTTGATACTCGCTGGGAAGATAAATATCTTTCAGCCCTGACCAAGTGTCAAAGTCGTTTTCAACAATAATTTGTTTTAGTAAAGCACTAGCAATATTCACTTATCTCTCCCAAGAATAAGTAAGGGAGCGAACTCCCTTACTTAAACATTGCTAATTAACCGATTTCTTTTTTAGCAGCTCCATTGTAATTAGCACATTGAAGACCTCTTCTGGTCAACATTGTTTTTACGCCTCTTACAGTCTTGCCAATTTCGTCAGCTATTTCTTCAACAGTCATACCTGCAATATCAAGGTCAGCTAAGACATCAGCTTTGCTAGAACCTTTAGTTTCTTTTTGCTTTGGTATTCCGTCAATGTCTCCACTTCTAAGTAAAGATAAAGCTTTTCCTCTGATAGAATTTACAGATTTGCCTAAAGCGTCTGCAATTTCTTCAACAAAGGAACCGTCTTTAACCATAGAAACAAACGTATCTTCCTCTTCAGGAGTATAAGTTCTTACTGTTTCTTGCTTAGGAGCAGGTTTTACATGACCAGTAAGTTCCATAGATAGAATCTTACCTTGAATTGATTTTGCTGAAAATGCTCCGCCTTCAAAGTTAGAAGCAATTTCTGCATAAGTGTAACTTCCAGAATTGTCAGTTACAAAGTTTCTTAGAGTATCTTCTTGCTCTTGGCTAAAAGATTTACTCGCAGATGCTGAAGCTAATTCAACATCATATCCCATTTTTCTCAATTTAGAAGAAACACTTCTTGTAGAAGTTTCTAATTGCTCAGCTGCTTCAGCAACTGTAGCTTGAGAAATCGGGCTTTCAGAACCAACAAAGTCAGTTAATTGTTGAGTTCTTTCATCTGTCCACTTAGGTAGTGCCATGATTATTCTCCGTGTTTAATAATTGTTTTATATTGTTATATACTGTTATGCCCATTGAATGAGCCTTCTGTGTTTTTGCACTTTCGATTCCACTTTCGTTTAGCAAGTAATTAACATCTTTTGTGAGATTGTCCTTTACATCAAATCCGTTTTGCATTAAAATTTGCTGTGCAATCGCTTTAGTCTTATAAGACTTTAATTTCCCTGTGATACATACTGTACCTTTACTTTTTTCTTCAGTAAAGGTTATCTCACAAGTAAATGAAAACGGCAACTCGTAAAACTTTTCGGAATGAAAAGTGTTTTCTAACCAACTAACAAGGTTCGACGCCGCTTTAGGCCCCAGACCAACTTCGTTACATTTTTCTAGGGTTATCTCGCTAATAGTCGAAATTTTATTTCTAAACTTGTTTGAAGCGCTTTGACCTATCAGCGGTATCGAAAAAGCTGGTAAGAGAGTTATTAGGTCGGCAGTCTTACTTTTTTCAATTTCTGCGTGTAACTTCGTACCTAATTTCTCTGAATCCAACCCCTCTATCAAATCTTGTTCGGTTAGATTATAAATATCAGAGATTGAGAACAAGTCGAGTCTTTCTATAGCTGCTGGTCCGAGTCCTTTAATCTTTAAAGTTTTTGCAAAATGCTCAACTTTTTTAGTAGATTGAGCAGGACATTCGTTTTTATTCATGCAGTATAGTATATCCTTCTGCCATACAAGTTCTGCGCTACAGGCAGGACAATGTGTGGGTGGAACTATTTCTCTCAATTCTTTCTTCTCCAATTTTTATATTAATATATTATAACAAATCGGACATGATTTGTCAAGAACTATTTTTCGGGAAGTCCCGAAGAATGAGCGAAGAAATTTTAAAACACTCTGTATGTCCACCAAATTTGATTTTAGGCTGATAACTATCGTGTTTAAATTTTTCATGTAGCAATTGCTCAATTTGCCACACATGGAATAAGGTAGAGTGGTAAGTTCGTTGTATTCTTAAATCATATCCTCTAAAGCCTCTGCTTCTCTTTACGACATGACGCCAGTCTTTGCCACTAGCAATACCAACTTTAATACATTCTCTTTCAAATGTTTCTTTATTTACTAGAATAACTCCATACAATACTCCTTCTCTATCACATTCTTCGGGATAGTTTTTGAAGTAAGTAGCATTGTATATGCCTCCAGCCATTAGTAAGTTGAAGCAGGTTTCATATCAACACAAACTTTCTGCCCAGCTTCTGTAGTACCACAAAGCATAGTGCCTCTGATTGGTTCTTGACAGATAGGGTTTCCTTTTACATTGAAAAAACAAAGATTTGTACTTTGTTTTGCTCCCCAACTTCCTTGTATTGATGAACATGCTACTATAGCGAATCCAAATAAATAAATAAACATACAAACGTAAATAAATTTTAATTTTCTCATTTAATATCCTGTATAATAAACTGTTAATTCTTCTCCTTGCATTATAGGTCGTACTGTATACATTCTTGACCAGTCTGTTTCTACTACTATAAAACAGTTAGGATTATCACTATGATTAATGAAGCCTCCGAGCGGAGTTCTTTGTCTAGGTAAATCTTTTGCACGAGGTGCAATGTGAGTTATTCCTATACATATCTTTCCATCTAAATCAAACTTAGCAAATACTCCCATGCCTTCAATAGGCGAGTAGTCTAAGTGTACAATATCTGGAAGAGGGCGATAGGTATTTTCAAATCTGTCTTTGCTCACTTTCTTCTTCTGCTATTAAACTAAATTTACATTCATTCATATTTGACACTCTATACTGAAAGTCTAAAGCATCGCTTAGTCTTTCAAATGTATATACTGCCCCTACAGGTTTGTCTTTAAACTCAACCTTTACTTTGTAGTTAAATTTCATAATTAATCCACTCGTGATATTACTTGGGGGATAATTCCCCCTGCCCTTATGACCTCTACTGTACAGCCTATCTCTAGTCCAAGACCTTCAATTACTGCACTATTATGTAAAGTTGCTCTTGATACTATAGCGCCATCAATATTTATTGGCTCTAGTACAGCCACTGGCGATATTGCACCACTTTTTCCTACTTGCCATAGTACATCTAATAGTTTTGTTACTATGCCATCAGGCTTTTCTTTTAGAGCAAAAGCTCCTCTTGGGTGTTTTGATGTGTAGCCAAGTTCTTCAAAGTAATTATTACTATCTACTCTGAATACCTCGCCATCATGAGGAAACTCTAAATAAGGACTATCTATGCAGGTTTCAAATCCCCACTCATTAAGTTTTATTAAATTATCAGTATAAGACTCCTCTAAGTAGGGTTGTATTCCATATGCTATAAAGAATACTTGTCTTTCTTTGAACTGAAATAAAGATTTTAAACTTAATGCTCCCGCTGCATAATTTCTTGCATTAGGAATTGTTTTAGGAGCCACTAACTCTCCTGTTATTTGAATAGGTATTGCGGTGGCTTCTTCGGGTAAATCGAATTGTAATAATTCTCTCATTTGTGGAGTACAATCTAGTCCTGCTTTACCATCTCCTCTAGTTAATGCTTGATTTAGCTTTCCATTTAAGTATGTTAAAGCTACTGCAGCACCATCTAGTTTAGGAGAAACTACTACAGGGTTTCTTCCATAATTGGGAGGCTTATCTCCTTCATAGACTTTTTGTAAAGAATACATAGGATATAGGTGGTTAAACCTAGAATCTCTTGGCTCAAGTTCATGTCCAATATCTTCTATTAAACCTGAACGCTTTTCTAATACATCATATAATTCATCAGGTATTAGAGGCATACCATTATAATATGCTATTCTAGCTCTATTGATAAATGCTTCAAGTTCTGTTGTAGGATTATAACTCATCTTCCTATGTCCTTTACTTCATTTTTAGGTATAACTTGATAGGCTCCTTTATTATATGCTGGAGCCACAGTATGTTTTCTACTTTCTTCAAGTTTCCAATCTGTTTTTGTTGTAGAATTACTCGAAACGGATTTAAGTCTTTCAAGAAACTCCTCTTTCGTAGAGCAAGGTTTCTTGGCGCTCCGTAAGGGATTTGAACCCTTGCTAACTGCTCGACAGGCAGTCGTCCTGACCTGACTAGACGAACGGAGCTTTCCTTTTCGTTTGAGTTTGCGACCGAATTGGTCATAATTCATACTACCTTTAATAATCATAAATATATTATACTAAGTTTTAAACTAAATGTCAAGAACTATTTTTAGGTGAGGTAAATTTGGTCTAGGACTTCTTTAAATTCCTGCTCAATAACTTCTTTGCTCTCGGCAAGAGAAACTATTTCAAGCATTCCAGCAAGTAAGTTCCTAGTATTATTGAAATCTATCGGCATGGTAATGCCATCTTTACTAGGTTTCCAAACTTCTTCGAAGTCTAGATAGTATTTTCTTATTGATATGTATTCTGTGTCTCGGAAGGTATTTATTACAAGACGCACTTGTTCTGTGTCAGTTTCCTGAATTACTTTTTCATAGATACTTGGTGCCGTTAAATCAATCATTTTTTAGTATCTTGTTTAACGGAAGTATACTAATTACACTTTTAAATTTAAGTAATCTATAAGAGTCGGTATCCCAACAAAACAAAAGTACTGTGGAAGCATCTTCCTTTGCACGAGTTTTCTTTTCTTGTATATACTTCGTAGAGAAATCTCTAGTACATATATTGTATTTTTGTTTTCTTGACCTTAAACTTTTATATGTTATTACTGCATCCCCTGCTTCATCAACCTTCTTCTTGAAGTCGTCTTTTGTCATTTTTCCTCCGAACTAATCCAACAAAATCTTTTGAATCGTTAGTTGTCGAGGTGGTAACAACAGGTACAGTAAAAGCAAGGGGCTAATTACAACCCCTTGCCAGCAACAGCAATGCTAACTGTGTATGTTCTCTACTATATTGGCAAAGTAAACGGCTGCTTTTCCAGTAAGCTTAGCGATAATTGCTTCATCAACATTTTGTCCAGCATCTACTAGAACAGAAGTTAATTTAGCTTGTGCATCAGCTACACTCACTCTTCCGCCACCATTTCCATTTGATTTACTTGATGTAGAAACAGGGTTCTTTCTTACATATACTCCAGCTTTTGTGAGTATCATTCTTACCCCGTTTGGAGATTCGCCTAGCTCTTCAGCTATATCTTTAACTATCTCCACAGAAGTATCAGGTGTTGGTTCTGCTTCCTGATACATTTCAACTGCTTGCGCTTTCTTTGCATCGTCCCATGCCATTCGTTTTCTCCGTGTTTTTCCAAATTTCAATTCATATTCGTTACGAGTTGATGTGTTTCTAAAGCCAGGTGCCCAACCAGTTGCTTGAATCATTTGACTGTAAAATCTATCACTCATAACTTACTTTTTCTAATTATTATATTATACTAAAAATTAGAGGTGAAGTCAAGAACTATTTTTCACTTACT